TTACCAAACCCTACTATTAGGGTTTCTTCTTCAAACGCTCTATCAGAAGTTTCTGCATCGTAGATCTCTGTATGTTGAGCTTCGTATCTGGCATATTCCATACCGAACAAAGCATTAAGACCTGGCTCTAATTCTTTAGCTAATTGTGCTCTATTTATTGCCATTTATTATACTCCTGTTGGGTCGACATAGAAATGCTCATTAAATTTAACAATAACATTCACATTAGCTGAACCTGTTGTACTGTTGTCTGGATCACTCGAGAATCCCATGATTCTAAAAGTAGCAGTTGTCGCAGCCGTAGTACCAGATAATTCCATAGCTGACATACCAGTTTTGGTAGAGCCAGATGTATAGGAAATATCTGCATTTAAACCTACATCAGTTTGGGCTGGAGAGCCTGCACTCTGGATTTCAAATACAGCATCAGGATCATCTATTACGAACGCTTTTATATCGGACGATACAGTGCCATCAGGATAGTGTGAACTAAAAACAGTCTCACCTGCAGAGTTTGTAAAAGTACAACCTCTAAACACACCTAAGGCTTCATCCCCAGCAGCAGCTACTAAAATAGTACCTGTGTTGAGCATTTTAACTAAATCGCCTGAAAAAATATTCCCAGAAGCACCTGAGGCAATTTCGTATTCTGTGACTCCACCATTTTGGACTCCAGAACCTAATTTACCTACTACTCTTGCTCCAAAGGGGGCATTTTTGTTTGACATAATAAGTTACCTATATTTGTATATATTTTTAGCGATCAACTTCGTTGACCACCACCAAAAGTTGTTTTGCTTTCTCTCCTCGGTTTTAAAATCGGGGAGTTTGGATCTGATTCCTTCATAAGATCATTGTCCACAGCATCTTGCTGGGTTTGTGCACGCTCTGCGTAGTAGGAGTTTCTCTCATTACGTGTTTCATTAGGAATCCTAGCCAAAAGCAAACCACCTCGTTTTAATACTCCTGCATGTTGCCCTTCATCCATAGTGGTGTATTTCATTCGTTCCTCAGCAGGTATTTCCTCAGCTCTAACGAGTTCAAATCCCTCGCTCAATCTATCAGAAATATTGCCTCGATCCTCTACACCTAGATTCTCGGCCCTTATCCACCTATGAGTATAACCCTCAGGTGCCGCAGGAGCATCCAACCGTGATGGCGGGCTCCATACTTTGCGAGCTTCTTTGCTTGCTCGAGTGTCAGCAGAACGTGAAGTTCTGTTTAAATTTTTGTTATCTTCTGTCATAACTATTACCTTTTAACATATTTTGCGTACTCTGTTAAGGGTACGTTTAATTTTTTTGCCATTTGTACTTCTGCAGGAGACAGTTTTACTTGCCTTTTTGAGCTCGTATTACCTGCTACTCTGCCTGCTGAAGCCACCTTTTGTTGAGGCTTCGTCTTTACAGAAGACTCTTCAAACTTGTGTGGAAACTCTGATCGCATCATTTTATCGACTTCATTGTAATACTCGTCTGTTTTTGGATCATAGCCCTCTTGTATTAATTTTTGATCAATTGAAAACGCAGCTAGCGTCATAATTTCATCTTCACCAAACCATTCATTTTGCTCAACCCATTTTTGTTGTTTTTCATCAAGCTGTGGGGCTGGTTGTGGTTGTACTGGCTGTTGATAATTTTGTTGGAGATTTTGCACCTGTGTTTCTTGCTCTAAAGCAGTTTTAGATGCTTGAACTCTTGTTTCTTCAACAGCTATTTTAGCTAAAACATCTTGAGCTTTTGCGACTTTTTCATAATCTTGATTTTCATGGGCTGATTTTAAAGCTGTCATCGCCTGGGTTTTTTGTGATTTAAGTCTACTCTCAGCTTCAGTTAAAAAAGATCTGTCTAAAGTTGAACTACGAGCCCGTAATTGTTCATTTTGAGCTGCAGTGCTTTTTGCATATTCATAAGCTGAATCTCTGCCTCTTTCTGCCTCTCTTAACTTTCTAGTAAGAGTATTTATTCTTTTTTTAACTTTAGCTGAGTAATCCTCATGCTCATCTTGTTTTTTTGTTTCTTCCGTTTCTGAAACATCCTCTACAACAGCCTCTGCCTCAACATCGTTAGTTTCAGTAGTGGTTGTTTCGGGTTGATCTTCCTCTACAGGATCTAGTTCAACAATTTCTCCCTCTTCTATGTCTGTTTCTTCAACTGCTTGTGTGTTTTCTTCTGCCATTTTTTCTCCTAAACTGCAAGAATATCGTCTGGATCTAAGATTGTGGCTATAACTTCATCATCATTAATAATTCTACATTCAGATTCATCTCCGAGTTTGAAACGAGCACCAGCATATCTGCCAATCAATACCCATTGTTTTTCCTGACACCAAGGTTCTGCAAATTTATTTGCATCTTTATAGCAATCAGGACCCATTTTTACAACATACCCCACAACTGTAGCTAGAGATTCTCTATCTAAAGTTTGTTGTACTAAATGAATACCACCTTCAGTTACACCTTTACCTTTGTAAGGCAGTATTAAAATACGCCAACCTGTTGGTTGTGGCATACGCTCTAAAATTGATTTGTCGAGAAGTGTAGGGTCAAGAACACGTGCCTCTTGTGACACATATGGTAATTCTTGACTAACTTCCTCTTTTGTTTCCTCTTGTTTTACTGCAGCTTCTTCTGCTTCTATTTCTTTGGCTATATGTTCAGGAACCTGTATCTTCGATGTCATCTTGTATTACCCTTCCTAGCAGCTCTCTAAATATATTTTCTGCGTCAGCGAGAGAACTGTACCGCCCACGCAAAAACTCGTATTGTGCATGGTCTTTGCACCCTGCGAGCATTGTGTCTGTAATGTCTTCTCTTCTAAGTTCTAGCTCTTTTAAAAACTTTTTACTTAACCAAGCTTCAGACATTAATAAACACCAGAAAACTTACCGCCAAATTCTGCGGCTCCCATCCCTCTTGCTTTGCCTTTACCCATACCAGGTTTTGGTGTGGTATTTGCATCAAAAGTGCCAGCATCAGACTTTAAAGAAACACTACCCTTATTACTATAAGGATTTTTATTCTTCAAAGGGGTGGGGGTTTTCTGTTGTTTGATCTCTGTTCTTTTAATCATGTGCCTAATTATGTGGCTCTATTTTTATTTTTGCAAGTTTTATTTTCTATTTTGCAAATCTAACATTTTAAAACGGGCTTGTTGTTCAAGCCTTTCTCTTGCAGTGTCGTCACGTAAATCTGCTATATCTTCTTGTGCTTCTATTCTCTCACGATCTACCGTTGCACGTAATTGTGCCTCTTGTGCTTTCCGTTGTTCTTCTTGTAAGAATTGTTGTTGCTCCATAGATAATTCTTGGCCTCGCAATGCTAATTCTTGTTTTCTAATAGCAACTAATGGATCTTCGTCAGTAGGTGCTTCTATCTGTTGCATAAATTCAGTGACAAGCTCTGCCATGATGGGTGAAGAAAATTGAGCTATCATGTCATTGACTTGTAGGGCAAGTTGCTCTGCTTCTGCAGGTGATGCTTGTTGTGCTTGTTGTTCAAGTTGTTGCAGTTGTTGTTGCATTTCTGGAGGCATTTGTTGTCTACCTAAAGCATCTGCCTTCATTTGTAAATGTTGCATAATGTGTGAATGAATTAAAGATTGAACTTGTGCGTTCATCTGCACAGGTGGTGACTTTAACAATGCCATATGCGTGGCTATATGTGCGTCATGGTTTTGTTGTGGAAAAGCTTGTGCTTGTTGACTTAATAAAAGTTGGTTGTTCTCAAATCCTGCTTCAATTGGCTTTGGATCAGTAGGGGGCGGTGGTTGTAAAATTTTATCAATATTATCCACACCTATGGCCGCATACATTCTTTTGTATGATTCATAAATACCACTTTGTCCATGCACTTCTGGATTAGATTGTACTAATTGCATCATCTCCTGTGCCATAGCTATTCTTTGTGACTGGCTAAATATATCTGGGTTTGATACAGGAAAAATATCAACTCTTTCATCAAAGTCACTTAATTTTATATTTGCTTGGCCACCAGCTATAGCATAGGGATACTCTTGAGGTAAGTATTCTTGAAACACTTGTGCAAGCAACTTAAATTCTTTTTTCTGTGAGTTATGTAATCTTTTGTGTATAGCTGATAAAACCTTCGTTGATCTCTCAAGCAAAGCTAATGTTGTGCCTACAGGTGCGTTGGGATTGCCTTGCCCTGTGTTGATTTCGGCAATAGAAGCAAACTTTTTACCACCATCAACCAAAATACCAAGTAAGTTGAGTAAAGTACTACTAGGCTCTTTGAATGGTAGAGGTTGTATGGATTCCCGTAACGAGCCACCAGGCGCATCAACATCTCTAAACTCACCTGGTTGGATAGGTGTGTCCTCATCTCTAATTCTAATACCACGGGTTTTGAATCCAGCAGGTAGATTTGCTAATGTCCCAGCATCAATAAGTTGTCTAAGTATTGAGGTTGAGGCTTTTGACAAACCACCAATCATATGTGTTAAACCAAACCCATAGAACCCTAAACCTGGTAAAAACTTAAAATGCACAAAATACTCAATTTTGTTTTTTAAGGGATCTGTCTCTACAAAATTTCTGCGTATAGATAAAACATCATTTGAATTAGCATCAAGAGTTACAATATATGGCAGTTTTACGCCAGTTGGCATACCATCTGCATCCAGATCCTCAAAACCATCTATTTCAAGGTTACAATGCACTTCGTACAATAAAGACACCTCTCCTGTGTCATAAGATGGCTCCAAACCAGATAATTTGTTAATTTCTTCCTTAGCGTCAGAGGTTACTGACTCTTCATCACCTGTTTCTATGTCAATTTTCCTATAAAAACCTAGAGCTTGTAGTTTTTTAACCTCGTTTTCAGGCATTTTCACTACATTAGTGATGCGAGGGCAAGTTTCTAAGTCCGTAGTAAAATAAGGAACTATCAAATCTTCAGGAGCTACAAATTTAGAAACTGCCCTGCCTAATCCTTCATCATAATAAACTTTTTTAAATGCAGATCCTGCTAATGGCAGGTAAAACAACATTTGGTCTAATTCTTCATCAAATTCTTCCATAACATGAACAATCTGATAATTCATAAACTCTTTAACTCTCTGTGCTTGTTCCTCAACAACATCATCATAGGCACCAATGACTTGTGTTTTTACAGGGCCGCCAGATGGCAAGAGTTCTTTGTATGCTTGTGCTTGAAAAGTTGTGACTGCTTCGCCTAATAATGGGTGAATAACTCCAGATGCACCTTCAAATGGCTCAGATCTTTCATCATCAAACTTCATGCCTAAATATTTCAGACCGTCTGTGTATGTTTTCTCCCAATCTTCTCTCGATGACTTGTCTTTTTCAATGCCGTCAATCAATTGATTTGAAATGCGCATGAGTTCTGTCTCATCTAACATTTCTGCTAAGTTTTCATTGAATCCACTTTCAATAGGCTGTTGCAAATCTGACTCTAAAATAGCACTTCCATCCTCTTGCATGACAAAATCACCGTCTTGTGCCATTTCTAAAGCTTCAATTGCTACACTTACGCCTTCTTCACCTAACGGTACTTGGTTTTCTTCATTTAAAACGGTTGGATTTATGTCTTTTTCTATTGCCATCAGTAATATACCCTTCTAACTGGTGCTTTTTCTTCGTCTGAATAGTCATCCTCAAGAGATACTAAACCACCTTCTCTAAAACGCATCAGAGCTTGAGTCATAGTATCACATAAATCATCATTTTTACCAAAAGGGAAGGCAGCACACTCCTCAATCATCTCTTCAGCAAACTTGCGTTGAGGTGCATAGACTAAACTTGACTCAAAAATAGGTGCAACGGAGTGCATACGTGTGGATTTATCGTGTCCTCTAGTAGGAGAGTAGTTAACCACTGGTATACCTAGTCTTCTAAGTTCATGTGTTAACGGTGTGCCAGAGGCTTTGGCTTCGATTAGCGTCATATCTGGCTCCCAGTACTTGTACTCATTAAACGCAATACGTTTGAGTTCTGGAAAATCCCATCTGCCCTTTTGTGCATCTAGCAAAATTAAACAATCAGGTGAGTCTGCGTTTGGACGAAACACACCCCAAGTAGAAATAGCAGAATAGTCAGCGTTTTCTTTCTTAGAAAAAGCAGTATCATAGCTTTGAATTATATAGCTAACAGATGGCATTTCGTCATGCTCCCAAATATTCCACCATTCTCGCTTTATTATCGAACCTTCCTCTGAAGTAGGGTTCTGCATCCACTGAGCGTTCCATTTTTGCACAGGCAGGGATGCTTTTACCTTCTCTAATTCAGTTATATCCCAAAACTCTGGCCATAAAGCGTTGTTTGTATCGGGAAAAATAGCAGGAAACTCTACTATCTCCCACTGATCTGCAGCTTCTTCTTTCTGTGCATCAAGTAATTTTGCAGTGAGATCTATCGTACTCCATCGTGTCATTACAACAATAATGGCACCACCAGGTTGTAAACGCTGTCGAGGTCCAGAGGTGTACCACTCCCAACAAGACTCTAATGCGCTTGGACTCAAAGCATCTTGTTCGGAGTGTGGGTCGTCAATAATTAATAGATCTGCACCACGACCTGTAATAGCACCACCGACACCTGCGGCAAAATATTCACCACCTTTGTTAGTCTCCCACCGACCAGCAGATTTAGAATCAGCTTGCAGTTCTACGCCATCGAAGATTCTTTTATATTCAACAGAATCCATCATATTTCTCACTTTTCTACCAAATCTAACGGCAAGTTCGCCTGTGTGGGTGGTTTGCATAATCTTTCGATTAGGTTGTTTACCCATAATCCACGCAGGAAAATAGGTTGAGCAAAATTCAGACTTAGTGTGTCTTGGTGGCATATTGACAATTAGCCTATTTATTTTGCCATTAGCAACATCTTCTAGCTTTTTAGCAAAGATTTCGTGATGGCGACCACAAATAAACTCTGGCCACATTTGTTCTACGTAGAACAAGAAGCTGTTATGACACTGTTCTTGTTTGTTCAGCGTTTCTAGTCGTTCTTGCAGGACTAGAGTTTCTTTAATCTCTTGATCTGATAAGTGGGCAAGCTTCATAATTCAGCTAATATAGCGTCTATATCAACTGCACCACCGTATCTAAAAGCGTTGATACCACGCTTACTTATTGCGTCAAGTAATTCTGGACTAAATTTTAGGTAAGTACCGTCAAATTCTGATCCTGTATCCACTGTTTCTAAAACGCCTTTTTCATCTACGCCTAATTCTTTGAGAACTTTTTTTATTTCATCTGCAGCATCTTGATAATTTTGCATAACACCTACTTTACCTTCACCACCTTCTCTAACTGCTTGATCTTTAATAATACTTACTCCATCAGCATTTTCTTTATAAGCTTTCAATATGTTAGCTCTCATGGGTAATATGGTATATCTGTCTCTACCGCCTTTGTAATTTGGGCCTTGAGGCAATCCTTCTGTTTTTGCTGCTACTGCTTTTTTCAATATTTTCACACCATCGGCTAATTCTATATCTTTGGTGCCGATATCAACAATATCATCAAAATAAGCTCTGACACGATCCTCTACTCTGGGGCCTGCGTCAAAGTATTTCTGTCTACCGCCTCGTTGGCCTTCAGTCATAAAAAATATTTCTTCTGGTGATTTATCCAAAGACTCTGCAAGAGGTCTGCCAGTTATTCTTTCAATATCTCTTGGCTTTATAGAAAACTCAGTTATGCCAAGATCCATAATTTCTTGGTCTAATCCATCTAGTAATTCAATGACTTCATCTGGGTCGGGTTCTATACCTCTAAATTTATCTGCTTGAATTTTTTGTACTCTAGCAACTTTTTTGTTGTAATCAGCTAGTTTTTTCATTGTCGCGGCTTGTTGTTTAGGATCTATGAATCCTGTGCCTGGTTGCACCACAACTTTTTGGTTAAGAACCTCTTCTATTTTTCTTCTTTTAAGTAATTCTTTTATTAACTTCATTAGTACTTCATCATCCAATTCCCGTAAATTTTTGTAGCCTTTTGCCATAAGTGTGGCATCAGTAACTTTTGGATCTAATGCTTTAATATCTTTAAATATTTGCGCAGCTTTTGGTTTCTTATACCTGCCACCTTGACTTGCAGGCCTAATATAATCTTGTTTCAGAATCAACAAGGTTTCCTCTCTAATACCAGATGGTATTTCGTAGTCCACATAGCCTTTAGTAAAGTATTCGTAGTTATCACCTAACAAACTTTTTTGTGTTGCCACATCATTATCAAGCAAAGCTTTACGTAGTTTGGGATTTATCCCATCAACAAAAAACTCATAAAAAGTATCTCCTGTCATCCCACTAGGCATTTGTGTTAAATCTGAGTACCCTAAATCTGTATCTTGTAAAAAATCTTTTAAAATAGCGGCTAGTGGTCTGTTTCGTGTAGGAGCACCAAGTCTAAGCTGAACTGTTTCATCAATTCTTTTTATCTCGTTTAAGCCACCAGCATCTTCAAACACTTTCTTAATCTGTTTTCTAGGCTCTCTGTACTTTTTAGCAGCTTCTTTTTGAAAATCACTTTGAATACGAAAAACTTCTTTTATGTTGTCATTAAGTTGTAAGTCTATATTCTCAAAGGCTTTGTCAATAGAATTTCTTTGTCGTGCAGACAAATCGCCTCTTGCAGTGAAATATCTTGCACCTGGTTGAGTAATAGCTTCGCCATCAAACACATAGGCACTGTTGCCACGGTGCCCTTTGTCAAATTTGCTCTGGCTGTAATGATCTGGTGTCTTTCGATATTCGCCTGTACCTCGCATAAAATATACATTCTGCCGTTGATCACCGACATCTACATAAGTTGGTTTTGAGCTTGGATGTTCAAATTCTCCTACAGGTACTCCGCGAATTTGTAACGATTCCCGTTGTGCTCTTTGCATGTAATCATCTAAAAATTTACGACTTACCGTTTCTTGTCCTTCTGTTTCACTAAGCAGTCTTGTGCTTGGTGAACCATCGGGATCTATCAGTCGCAATAATTTAAGTTCTCCCTCTGGCAGATTGTCAGCTTTCATAGCGTCAATCCATTCGGTGACTGTTTTTGATTGTTCGCTTGATTTCAAAGATCCAATATCAGGTTGATCGTAGCCATTGAGCCATTTACGAGTTTTTGAACCAAGGTTTAGTTGGTTGTAATTGATTGAAGAACCCAGATAATCTAGTCCACCGCCTGTTCTGTAATCAAGCTCAGCTAAGGGACGTTGTTGGAAAGGCTCAACTTCGGGTAAAGGTGGATCCTTCGGTGCTGAGGGTTGCAACGACTTGCCAATAGGGGGTTTGGCTTTTGTTGGAGTATCAATTGCTTTTACACCAGATTTTGTTGCACCCCTAGCACCACGAAGGAATCTAAATAACGGTATCAAACTTACGCCTGCTAGTGCAGATATGCCTATATTACCCGCTGCGCCTAATCTATCGCCTGCTTCTATGTTGGCTTTGGCTCTACGACCAAACTCTCCAACCTCGTAAGCAGCGATTGCATCACCTACGCCAGGAGAGATACTTACAGCTATTTGATCTACAAGAGGCAGTTCTTCAAAGGTACGATAGGCTTCACGGATGTTACCTTCAGATATCTTGGTACTAAGATCTGCTAGTGTTTCTTTACGTGCAGCCATGGTAGGCTATTGAGATATAGATTCTAGGATATTGGCTATTTCCATGTCTCTATTAGACATAGGACTAGCCGCTTGATTTCGAATCATGATTTTTTGTTGCTCAAGTTGATCTATTTCATTTACTAAATTTTGAGCTCGTAATAATTCATTGTTTCTTACAGCCATTTCGTACTCTCTATATTTATTTTTAATATCGTTTTCGATAGTAAATATTTGAGAAAAAGGTGGTCGTTCGGCAAATCTAGGTTCGTTGTCCATGCCAGCTGCACCCATAGCTAAGGCTATACCTTTATCTCTGTTAGATAAAGTTGCAGCACCACCCTCAGCAAATAATAGAGATACAGGTTCTATAGCTCCAGATTCAAGCTCTGGAACGGTAGGTTGACCATACATTTCCATGTTTCTTTGGCGTTCAAGCTCCTCTTGGTATCCTTGTTGTATCTCCATAAAAAACAATGTTGCAGGCATAGCTGCTTGCTCAACTAGTCCAGAGGCTTCATCTACCGCTTCTGAAATACTTTTGCCCATTTTAGCCGCTGCTCTACCTATCTGTTCTGGATCTAGCGACATTCTATTATCTAAACTGTAAGGTTCAGTAAAACCCTCTGTAGCATCATACATACTAGCTGCACCAATGCCCGCTACTGGACCAGCTACTTTTAGAAGCTTCATCACGTCAGCATCTGTTTTTGGGTCTAAAATACTACGTAAACCACTTCTTTGAAAAGGTCCTGTTTTTGTTTTATATTGTTCCAAAATTTTATCTATGTTTTTATTAGATCTTTTTACGTATTCAGCGTATTCAGGAGTGTCAAACATACCTTGTGCTCTAGCTTTTGCTACTGCATCGTCAGCCTCTTTCATTATTCTTGCTTCAGCTAATTCATCCAGCTTGCCAGGAACAATTGGAATATCAGTGCCATAAATGTAATCATCTGGATTCTTCCTACCAGTAAGTTTTTGAAAAAGCTTTCTTAAAGCACGTAATTTCATTATATGCCGAACATCTCCCTAGCCATTTGTAGCTCTTCCATAGTAATACCAACTTGCTCTAAAAATGCTTGTATTTCAGCATCTGAGGCACCTTGATCTACCATTTGTTGTAAAATATTTATAATTTGCATGAGGGCTTGTTTAGCCTCTTCTTGGTCTGATCCAGAGATCTGATCTAATTCTGATTGCATTTGAGCTGGCATTTGCTGACCCATCGGAGTCCCTTGATCGGGCATCATTACAGGGTCTACCTGCATATTCATCATATCTTCTTCCATTCGGTACCTCGTAGATAAAATCTGATATTAACATAAAAACAAAGACGATGACTAGCATTGTGCTACAAATGTATTTTGTTTGTGTTCGTTATTAAGCTTGTGTGTGTATATACTGCGTAGCACGATTTTTGTCCCCCCCCTTACTTTTTGTAATCTTACCGACCGAAAATATGTGATCTAAAAGAATCCTAAGCATAAAAAAAGGGACAATTAAGTCCCTTCTTTTCTCCGATTATGTGGTTAAGGTTTGCCGAAATTATCTATGTAATTCTGTAAGCCTTCTCTATCTATGATCTCAACTGTTGTATAGTTTCCATCATCATCTTTATTAATTTTGATAAATCCTAAAGATTCTAAGTCTTTAATTGATTGAATAAATAAAGGATTATCTTTTAAGTTATTTATGTTCAACATTAATTGATCTCATTAGGATTAGGCAATTGAACGACATTGTCACCTTCTGCATCTTGCAAGTTCAATAACTCTCTCATCTCACCATGAATACCACCATTCGAAATAACAGTTTGTCCATTGATTACAAGATGGTCAAGATTAGGTTCAACAATACCTAACGGAATTGAAACATCATCTATTATTATTTGTGCAAACATTTTCATATAGACCTCCTTATTGATCTAATAGTTAAAGAATCTATTGTACCATGAAATGGATACATATTGTCTACTTTTTTTATTAATGTTTTTTTTGATCTAGACGAATTGGAGTGAAAACCTGGACAGCGGCCTAAGACACTGGCGTTTTTTTCCAGGTGCGGCTTTTTGTGTGTGTAAGTGCTTGTATGCGTTGGCAGTCCGACCCGACCCGATAAACTCACGCCCGACCCGACATAAGGAACACCAACACATACAAAGCGATTGTAATAATAAAGAGTGTGTCCAAGCTAGCACTCTAAATACTGTAACTCGCTTTCTCCTTTTGGCAACAAAGCACGCTTTATACATTTGTTATCTACATAAAAGCGGTATTCTCTATCTCCATTATCTAGTTCTTTGTGTGTTGTCCTATGGTTTAGGAAGTGGTGAGAGTTTCGGCCACTCGTCCCAACTCTAACCTCAACCTCGCCACGCTCTCGCACTCCGTAAGATTTACTTCCGGAATATATACAAGCTGTTATATTGTTCCATATTGGATAAGATCTACTCATTTTGACCCCCTCTTCAATTCTTGCTTAGCTTCTTCAATTACTGATTTATTTTCTGGATTGTAATTAATCAAAAGATCAGCTACTGATTTATTCTTTGTTGCTATTTTGAGAATAGCTTCATTTACTCGTTTGTTCATTATTTCTCCTACTATTAAAAGATCTATTATAGCAGGTGGATACAAAATGTCAACCTGCTTTTATTTGGTGATCTTAGACGGATGCAGTGCCAGAGGCGGCCCTGGATCTATTATTGTGTTTCGTTTGTGTGTGTTTATCTACGCAGTAGCAAAGAAACCCGACTCCCGACCCCCGACATAAAAAAGCCCGACATTGATCGGGCTTAGATGTTCGGGACACTACGCAACTTTTCTTTGTGCTTTCGCTGTTAGTATCAATCCTAGAGATTAAGTTTTATTATTTTATTCTATTGTATTTATATAGACTCTTTAACTTAATGTCTTAATATCTATTCTACTACATAATGGATACAAAAAGCAACTCTTTTTTTCATTAATGCTCGATCCGTTTGCCTGACCCCGCTGGCAAAATCTGGCATATGTGATGTGTGTTAAACTGTGTGTGTATATAGCTAAAACCAGAGACAATCCCGACATCCCGACACCCCGACCCGACCCGATTGATTATAGGGCTTTTTTCGTGCTTTTATTTTGCGAAGGGCGACTTGGTGAGGGGGTAGATGCGATTTATCCTCAAAATACCATCATATAAATATTCATTACTGTAAAAAATAGATACAAATAGTTTACTAATATATCTTGACATATTGGATACAAATAGTAAAATTAAGACTTAGTTATCACATTTAATAAACGGAGGAAATATGGCAACTAGATCAAATATAGCTTATGAACAAGCTGACGGAAAAGTTATAGTCACTTACTGCCACTATGACGGATATCCAGAATACAACGGCAGAATCATTAATAAACACTACAACAACAAAGCTAAAGCAAAAGAGTTAGCTAATGTTGGTTATCTAAGTGGACTTAAATCAACTATTGCTGAGTCAATAGAAGATAGAGTGCATCAAGATAAACCTAAAGTGTATGACAACATCAGACAGTATTTGAATGATGTAAATTGGGATATTGAGTATGCATATCTGTATAGCAATGAGCAATGGTATATCTTAGACGATATGATGAAAGTAGATGATGATTACAAGATCATAGATCAAAACTTCAAACCAACACAGTTCAAACCTTTATGGTCTGTTCTGGCACGATTAGAGAGAGTATCAGCATGATTAGGAAGTTTGAACAAGACGCAATAGTCAATGAACTCATGATTGGAATACATGAGACTATTGATAAAACCATGAAAAGAGCAAAACGCAATAAGGACATTAAGACAATGGAGAAAGTTGCAAATTGGTACAAAAACATGGAGACAACCAAGAACACCATCACGGATAAACTTGCAGTAGCTTTATTAGACAAAGCTAATCAAGGCAGAATAGAACAAGTATTAACCCAGATCATGAAAGAGTTAGAGGTATAACAATGGATAAATGTAATCTATGCAAAAAACAAGTAGATGAAAGATCAACGCAAGATCAAGCAGGTTATTCGTTATGCCTTACTTGTAGTAATCAATACACAGACGAAGAATTAGTTGAAATTATGGAGAATCAATAATGAAACCAACAGACGCAGAAAATACTATTAAAAAGCTTAAATATCCAAAACACTTACGCCATTTATCTTTAAAACGCTTAAAGATTCTGGCAAAGGTTTTTGCACCGAAAGGAGGGTGAATGATGCAAATTAAAACGCCAAGAATACAAATTAATGAAGTCAAAGATTGGCTTGATACTTTTGACGGCAATGATGCAACAGTAATTTTAGCTGCGATTGCGAACAATGAACTTAAAACCGAAGAAATGATTGATAGCATCTTAGCTTTTGCTGAAGGAGAAAATAACATAGCAAAATTTTGGTATGAACAAATGTGGAGGAAAGAAGAATGAGCAAACCAATAACAAAATCCAAATATAAAGTGTATACAAGTTGGATTGGCTATTCTGAAATAGTAGTTGAAGCTAAATCAAAAGAAAAAGCTAGAGAAATAGTTGATGAAGGAAGCTACGATCCTAGTAATGAAAAATTTACATTTAATGGCTTGGATTATGGTGGAGAAGAAGAAGAAATTTATGATGTAGAGGAGATAAATGATGTCAACCTATTATAGACCAAGCAAACCAATACGACTTGACGACATTAAGAACAATGAAGTCTTACAAGAGATTGGATTCGAGATAACAAATTTGAAAGACAAGAAATACTTTTGTCATGAAGGAAACTATATACATTTTGAACTGAACGATAACAATGAAGTTATAGATCTATTTCGTTATGGTGGCAATGACGCAGATGCAATCCTTATACCATTAGAGCAAATGTTCAAAGTAGAATTCATATCGGAGTATGATCTTGGTTATGACGATCTGGCACACGCAGACACTTCTGTCCGTAGATTTCATATCAAAGACGGACAAATTCATTTTCAAGAATGATTGATACATGGTTTTATATAACCATAGCTATCTATGTATTGATTTACCTATGTTCTGATAGGCCAGATGTGTGATTAAGTTAGACATTGAGATAGTTGACTTCGATCCCACACTTTACGACCTAGAACGCTACAAAAATATCCATTTTAGCCCTTTTAAGGTGGGTTTTCTTGTTTATAGAGACAACAAACTCATACACACAGCTTGGTTTACTTCAGAAACTGCACTATTTAAAGGTTTAGATAGCTATTTAGACTCTTTTGATTGATCTTTTACTTCTTTCAAGAGTTTGCCAGGACCCTTTTTGTTTTCAATATTAGCTTCAACTATATTTCCCATAAGTTGTTCTAACCTGGCTTCAACTTCTTCCCGACTCATTTGATCTACTTTACCAAACTTAACTTCCTTCCGATCTACAATAAGGCCCCCGACTTTCAATAACGAGTTCTGGGCCGAGATTGCAGCGTTAAATGACCCAGCTTCCATTGCTTTATCTCTTATGTCGTATAAATCTTGTACCGCCCGATCATAATTTAATTCATACTTCTTTTTAGCCTGATTCATCAAATAGTTATACTCTTGCCTAATCAAGGGCTTGTCCATTAACTTATTGGCCGCTTGACGAGGATCCTTATACCCAGCTTTATAGGCACATTCTACTAACGATAACCGAGGATTATTAACTGCGATCCAAATAAAATTTCTCTGTCTACGATTTAGTTTCGTATCCAGATTGCAGTATTCTATTGGCGCTTCTTCGTCAGACGACAGGATTGGTTCATATTCTAGTTTATTTTTTCTATGTCCCATGTTTGTTTCGCACTAGAGCTATATTTATATACTAGCTACCCCCACTTAACCCCATAGTGTTTTGAAAGCATACTTGAAGATCTATGACCTGGTCAAGTATTTTGTAAGTTTTTTATTGTATTTTTATCAAAGTCTTGTGACAAAAATGAAAAAAATAAAATAATCACGAAAAGCCTATTCTTATCATGTTTTTTACTGTCATGCTTTTTTGACAATAATTGACAATATTAACGAGGTATTGTTTTATCGGCATATTTAGCCAGTAATTCAACTACCAAGTTTGCTACTTCTTTGTCGTCAAACTGATCATTCAATTGTGATATACAAAAACTTAAAGCAGCTAACACAATATTAAGTTTGTCTTCACCCCGATATTCCATGTTTTGAAACATGATATCTAGGCGTTCACAAACTTCGTGTAGTGTAGGTTTCCCTAGCTTCTCTTTGATTGCTACCAATTTTGGCATATCGCATCATAACACGATTAATCATTTTGCATACAAAAAATGCCACATTCAAAATTATAACTTTTAAGATCACGGCCTTTTGCGTCAACTGGTAGATCTTGCAACATTATTCTTTCACCCTTATAACGAACTAGCTTTGCACCTAACTTATTAGATGTCTTAACTCTTTGCTCAAAAACACTTGGAAAAGTTTTTCTTACTAGATTCCAATATGTAGGTGAAGTTGCTTTTACACACCCAACACAGTTAGCGTTAGGAAAACCCAATGCATAGATCTCTGGCAGTTTTATACCTTCCTGCAACAAAATATCAAAACATCCCTGCTTTGTTATGCCCTCATCTATTAAAACAGGCAAAAGATTGTCTCCTTGCGTCTCTTTAAATTTAGCAGCCCGTTTCTTTTCATCAAAAGTAAAACCAAGAACAATATAATCGGTGTCATGGCGTAGTTCCCAATATCTTCTAGCGTTCTTTTTTAAATGTAAAGTGCATGGCGCACCAAAATTACTCGACATAAAAGCTGTTTTTTGCCAAACAGTCTCACAAGATTGATCTGGAAACTTAGGATTAATAGCATATTCTATTTTCACACCTAGCCATTTCTCAACATCTTTTAAGAACCTTCTATTATCTTTATGTTCTTCCCTAATAGGATTGTTGACAACTCTGATTGTGTTGTCTTGACCATACAACTCTATGGTTTTCTTAGCTGCCACAGCACTTGCAGCACCACAGCTAAACCAGACAGTTATGATTTTACCTTTCATGCCATATTTTTATAAATATGCTTAATCACCTCTACTGTCCAGCCGTTGCCTAACATCTTATAGCGCTGCGTGTTAGACACCTGATTTGTGTAATTATCTGGAACTGTCTGTAATCTTTCACATTCCAAAGGTGTAAGCTTACGCCATGTAAGATCTTCATGTTGCACACCTGTAGCATGAAATGTGCCTTGCCTTTCAAAGTTTGCTCTTGATGATTTAAAGTATTGCGACTTTATTGTTTGTGATTTATCTGGTAATTTTTTAACCACCACACTGTCTTTGCCAACTGTTGTTATAGCATTTGATTTACTATCTTGTCTAAGTTCAAGCATTTGTTTTGTTTTATTTGCTACCGATACGCCATCTTTATCCATGCGCTTACCGTCTTTATCGTAAGCTCTACCACGAAAAGCACCGCCAGTTACTACTTTTGGCTCTCTATTACCACCTTGACAGGTATTGACCGTTGGCGACTTACCATCTGGACTATACACTCGTTTGAGTATGTCATGACCATTTATGTCTACTGCAACGCCTACTTGTTGTGGCTTAGTTTCTATCATTTGCTCTTTGTTTGATGCAGTAAGTGTAGGTGATTTACCTTGATCGCTATAAACCCTTTGTGTGCTTTCATATACACCATCTCTGTATTCAAACTCCATGATCTGTTTATCAAACACGCTTGATGTAAACCCAAGAACTTCTTTGAGCTTAAACCATATATTATCACTTGGTATAGCAAAACTACTATCAGTCCTGAACCAATGCTCTACTTTAGTGATTGGCATATTTGTTTCATCTGCAATTTGTTTATTAGTTTTTTTACTATTTTTCTTATAAGCACGTAGAGCTTGTTGTAACAACAAAATATCAACCTCATGCTTCCTAACTTTTACTTCTTCTACATTCATGCCTACTTTAATTGGTTTAGTTTGTTTTATTGCTTTATCATTTACCCACATGTTGCCATTGCTACTATTTGTTCTTAATGTAGTTGACTTATTGCCTTTTATAGTTTTTTTATTGTAAGGATCATTAAAATCTGCGTTTACATCTTCAACATATTTTTTAACTGATTCTGCGGAAATGTATTCTTTAGTTGGCTTATTGACTAACTGTCTTCTATGTTTCTTCTTGTATTGTTCAACACTTGCACCTTTGTAATAATTTGCATCTATACAATGTGCTTTATTTCTTTCACTCTCAAAGTTATCTTCCAATATATCCCTCAACACTATACCCCTATCCTCTGGTTGCTTAATACCTGGTATATTAGTCCAATAGTATCTCTGCCTTGACTGAGCGCTAAGAAGAGAACTGTTTATGAAGATGGGCTCAAACCTTACTTCACCTAAAACATTTAGAAATTGATTATCAACATCTTCTGGCTTATAACACTGTGAAACTTGCTCTGTTATTATCTCTAAAAACTCTTTTTTCATTCTTACATTTTCAAGTAAAAAATATTTTGGCTTTATGTCTTTTAGTAAACGGATGAACTCAAAAAACAATGCAGATCTAGGATCATCAAAAGCAAGCTGCTTACCTGCAAAACTAAATCCTTGGCATGGCGAACCAGCTTGTATTAAGTCTACATCTTTATAATCTTCTGCATTTAGATTGCATACATCCCCGACTTGTATAGTATTTGGATAGTTAGCCTGTGTAACCTTAATAGCATATTTATCAATCTCACTTGCGTAGTATTTCTCAACTGGTATGCCTAGTTGATCCAGTGCAATCTGGCCGCAGCTCATACCATCAAATAAACTTAATACTTTCATGCTCTGAAGATATTATTCAATAGGTCGACCCCAACTATCATAGTTATAAAAAGGTGGTTCATCTTGCACCACATCCTCATATCTAAAGTTTTTTACCTCTGCTTCTGGCTCAGCAGGGACACTGCCAATAATCTTTTTGTGATGTTTGATATATGCTTGTACTAGATCTTGAGATTCGCCCATGATAATATCATTGTTGGCACAATCAAAAGCGTCTCTTTTATCTAACCTTAGGTTTTTTAATTTACTCACTTT